TCTGAATCCAGAATACATTGAGTCGGGATTTGTGCTGTCAATTTCGGTTTCCATGATACTATATTTACCTTAGTTTTGGTAAATAATATAAACAACCTTAAACTGGGAAACAAAAATGGCAATACACATACACACGTTAAATGGTGGAGACATCACCATAACAACTGGCGGTTCTACCCCCCCCCCACCTACGGAACATCCCGAAACCAGATTCACACTTCAAGATGGAACCGTGGAGGAATATGACATTGAAGGAACACTTGACTTTCAATGGATGGCTGACAATGAGTTCGTTGATGTTAATGAATAGGTATGGCTAAAAACCATAACCGCAGTTGACATTGGAGTTGGCAGTCAAGAACATCCTTTGACGAGCATCGGGGAAGGGACGTTCATGGGTTGCAGAGGACTTACGAATCTGACGATACCGGATTCCGTGACGAGCATCGAGGATCAAGCGTTCTACGGTTGCAGTGGTCTTACGAGCGTGACGATAGGCAGTGGCGTTACGTACATCGGGTGGGAGACGTTCGCCGTATGCAGCGGTCTTACGAGCATGACATTCAACAACTTTGACGTTTCAACTACAAAAACCGAAATAACAAAGAGTTATATTTTAGGAACAGACTTCTATGATGAAAACTGGAATCGGATTGAAAAGACCATCCGTGTCAACTGCACAGATGGCTCGTTTGACATGACATTTGGAACAGACAGTTCAATAACATTCACAGACCTTTAATGACAGTAACCATCATCATAAAACAACAAAGACCGGCTCTGTCAATCATGAGCCAGCCTTTCTTCGTTAAATGGGGCGGGGAATGATGAGGGCTTCTACCCCACCCCCAAGTTTACGACTCCGCTTGCGCGAATGAACTTGGAATACTCTCCCCGCAGGAGCAAGTGCTTTCTCGTTGCAACGATATTTCAATTATACAGATTTCTTGGTCAACCTGAGCATAATCCATTTCCTGAACCATTCAGGCTCTTCCTCAACATGCTCGGCAAGTTTCCGTATCCTACGCTTCCCCAACCTTGAATCCAGAAGGGCAAGCATCCGAATGAAGTAGTTCTCGCTTGCAATGGCTTCGTCAATCGAGAGGACATTGAGGAACTGATGGACATATTTCATGGCTTCTCCCCAGGAATTTCCAACATACCCAGTGTCCCTAATGACATTGTTGGTTTCGTTGTTCTTCCAGCCCCTCTTTCCAAGTTCAGCCCAGAACCTTGGGTCAGTGCAGAACCAGACTTCTCCATCGACACGAATGGACATTGCCTGTATCTCGCTATTGCCATCACGGTACACATTATAATAATATCCAACCCTTCCCCTCAAGTCCTCGGGAAGTCTGCTTTCCAACGTCTGTTTTGTCTTACTCCACATGTCTATTTCCTATCGTTAAATGGTAGGGCCGGCGCGACTCGAACGCGCAATGTCCATACGGACGACGGATTAGAAATCCGTTGGATTCTCCAATTCTCCGCACGACCCCATATAAATCCACACCGCTAGGCTTTAGACCAATGGTTCTCCGTCCCCATTGGAAGACTCGCCGCGGTCATTACCCATCGCAAACCAACCCAATCCGTCAAGGGCAACAGTCTTTACTACCCGGTCACACATAACAATTATACGCCAAAACCAATCAAATGTAAATCAATCCGTGCAATCACCGGACTCAAACTCCTTCGCCGTCTTGGAATTCCCACCCACCAGAATCAGAGCATCCCCGCCAAGAAGATCGGTGCTTGTTACGGCAATCCCAAAAGGCGCAACCTTGCCATATTCGGTCTGGATGAACACCGGAACGTTACCATGAATCTTGAGCAGTTTCTGGCAACCACGAACAAAGTCCTTCAATCCCGTGTACTTTGGCATAATTCACTTCCTCTTTGAAGCTTCCCACTTTCCATCCTTGAACAAGTACCAATAGTCGGAACCCGCCCAATGCTTGAAAGCATCTTCATCCTCATGCTCGGCTGGCTTCACATCCTCCCAGTCCTCTCCACGGTCTCTGTGATAGGCAACCGTTATTCCATCAAAGCAGTGTTCAAAGGAATGCTCCACGCCCTCTGGAATGTCAACCTCCTTGTCAACGGAAGAGCAATCGCCAAGGGCAATCAACTTGTCAATCTTGGCAGGGTCTTTGTAGTTCTTCTTGAGCAGCTTTCCCAAATAGTCTGGGTAGCCGTCGCAGTTGACGTAAATGGAAGTCACAGTTCCATTGTCGTTTTTCTTTCCAACGAATGCTGGTGTTGACATGTGTTTATTGTCCTTTCAAGTTGAAATCATCCAACAGAAGTATACCACATCAGAAAGAAAATGTAAAGGCCGTTCCCACTACATGAGAAGGTTGCCATTCGTGACTTGAAGTTGATTTCAATTCAACAAGGCGGTAGAAAAGGGAAATGGCACAATTCTGATTCAATTTGACCTGAAAGCCGAAGTCCGTCCAAAACTGCCCAAACTTGTCGTTTTTCCTTATCTCCCTGTCCTTTGACCCTTCGTCAAAGTACCACTCATAGGAGACATAGGGTCTTACTGGGCATCCCCAAGCCTGCACCACCTCGGGCATTGTGACCTTTGACAAGTTCCTGTACCTGAAATATGGACGCTCGTTTTCCAAGTCACGCATGATGAACCTTGACCTGTTCATGAAATCAAAGCCCTTGTACGATTGGTAGAAAGCCAGGTTAATTCCGGGGCGGTTGTCATGCCTGTATTTGGAAGAACTTCCAACCCTTCTCAACAACACGAAATCGTCCTGCAACCCAATTGACATCCAATCAAGCATGCGCCAATTTACGAACAGAGTTGTATGGAATTCGTCAAGTTTTCGGTCCTTGTCAACCGTCCCGATTCTGCTTTCCTCGGACGCGCCGATGGAGAGATTGTGTGGAAATCTCTTCTGAACCTCCAAGGTGTTCCAAGTGCCAAAATCGTTGGCGAACATGGACAGTGAGAACAAAGATACTATAATTAGTGTGAGTTTTTTCATGGATATGCCTTTCGTATGAACATATCCAATTATACTTGTCACTTGCGCAACTTCTGTGGAACTGGGGTGATTTCCCAAGGCTTGACAAGTTGCAAACGCTCCATCATCTGGGGAACCGTGTCTTTTGTTGTGCCGTTTATCATTATGGTGTGCGTGGTCTTGTAGGTATACCACGGTCCGAAGAACTGGTTGTCACCATACTCGTTCTTTTCCGTCTTTGGGTCGATTTCCTTTGTGCTGTTTGAATCAACGGGCTCATCGGGCTTCATATCATCCGTGTTGATGACTTCCTTCTCCTTCATTTCCTCCTTGCGTCGGATGAGATAGAAGCACTGATATGGTTGGTGGCAAACCTTGTTGCCCCTTGTCAAGATGAACGTGTCTCTGTTCGCTATGGACTGTATGCAATCGTTGTAAAGGTGGCGTTGGTTGTTCCATTTCGCCTCGTCAATGAGATACAAGGTCTTGTCGTCCATAAGATACTTCTGAAGGTCAGGCACCGACTCCTCTGCGGTGATGTCGGGGTTTGGATACAACGTGGCATCGCGCTTCGGACAGGCGTTCGGCGACTTGAACACGTTTTGCACCTTCTCGTTCAAGATAATCCTGCGCACGAACTTGTCCTTCGTTATGTTCAAGTCCCAATAGTGGCGCGTGTAGTAGTCCTTGATGAACCTAGTGTATGACATCTTCGAGAAAGAGGTTATTGTCGGCCTCACAACCTTTGGTTCACCCGCACCCGGTTGGTAGGGGTTAACTTCGTTGTCCTGAATTTCATAAAACCTGTTCAACTGCACAAAATTGTGCTTTGCCCTCAAACAAGTGCTGTCATCGTTGAGCTTCGCCATTCGGTACAACCGTTCCTTCTCGTCCCAAAGGATTATGCGCGGATGGTTGTCAACGTCAAACGAACTCGGCTCCATGTACATTCGGTTTAACAGGTAGTTTATGGCGGTGAAGTAGTTGTCCTTCTGCGTTGTGGTGTAGTAGATGCATACGTCCGTCTTGCAAGGATCTTGAAGAAACGTCTTGGTTGCAACCTTCTCCAATCCAACGGCGTTTACCAAGAGACGGCAAATTATCTTCGTTATGGGTTCTGGCTCCTTCAGATTGTAGTTGGAATATTGGCACATCGAGGACAACTTGTACCAATACACTGAAATCAACTCCAAGCGGTATGTTGTGACATCAGTATGTGTGTCATGGGATATTAGCTCCATCTTGTTCACAAGGAACGTGTGGTTGAAATAGTCCTCTTTCTTGATTGGCTTCTCAACCCAATAGTCGCCAGCGGATTCCCCACGCTCGTCCTTTTTCGTTTTCTTGTCTGCAAGGTTCTCCGCCCACTGGACTTGAACCACCAAATGCGGAATTCGGAACAACTTGCCAAGGTTTCGTTCGGTGTCCTTGTACACCAATTGACCAGTAAGGACAAGCTGATTCCACTGGTTTGTATATTCAAACAGTACTATGTTCGCCGGGTCCAGGATGATGTTCTTGTGCTTTATGTTCGTTGTGTCGAACACGATTGCCTGGAAACTCCATCCCGTTCCATCTATTACCCAATGCCCCTATGACAGTTCGGGAGCCGGCGTTGTTGAATTCGTTGTTGACATATCAATTTCCTTTCATCAAATCTTCTTTATCAAGTCCTTCTCCGTTATCACCCTGAACAACTTGCCCTTGGCGGCGCATATCTTGGCGGCCATCTTCCACTTCGCCATGTTGGTTGCAAAGGTCCGCACTGATTCATTATACTGTATTGTGTTGCGTCCACGCTTCGGTGGCACGGTCTCCCCACTGTGCTTTATCTCCACCCAAATCTCCTGCAACGTCGGTCCGTTCTTCACCCACATCACGAAATCCACGATGTAGTGGCGTTGCCTCTGCTGAACGGGATCGAAATAGGGTATCGTGTTCATTGGGTTTTCGTAGTCCCATTTCAATATGTCTGGGTTGTTGTCAAGGTAGCGTATGAACATGGCTTCCAGCTTCGACTTGAACAAGATGAACTTCGCATGTTTCAAGTTCTTCTCCGGATGGGAAAGATAGTATTTGCCACGGAGGGCTGACTTGTATTTGCCCCTCGTGGACTGACCAGGATAGAATTTTCTGTTCCGCATTGCCATGTCAGCTATACTCCTCCCTCAACGCAAGGCTTTTCTCGCGCCCAAGAATCTCGCCCTTGTACTTGTTGTAAAGCTCCACAATCAACATGTCTATCGTTTCTTGATTGACACCTATCGTCTCCTTGAACGCGGCAACGGCCTTGTCGTATTCAATCTGTTTGTTGTCAACGTTCTTCCTCATGTTCTCCAGTGAAGTGAAGTCCTCAAGGTTTTCCTTCTTTATCTTCTTCACTTCCATCTTGAGCTTCATTATGTCCTCTTCGTTGTCCAACTTGTCCATCAAGAGCTTGTTGCGTATGTTGCGGTTACGCTCCCCAATGCAGGCGTTGAATATCTTCTTGTTGGCGTTGGTGAGTTCCACAATCTTGTCCTCTGCCTTTGCAACGCCATCAATCAACGTCTGAAGATTCTGCCTTTGCGTTGTCAACGTGTTAGTTGCCTATTCAAGGTTGTCCTTCGCCTGCTGCAACTTCCACATTTCGTATTGGATGTCACCCTGGAAATTGGCAGCTTGCTTGCGCGTTGCAATCTTCTCGATGTCAGATTCCCTTTGTATCAAACCAAGGTACTTGAGATAGCCCAAAACGCGGCATTTCATCTTCTTTGCCTCAACGCTCTTGAGCATTTCCTCTTGCTCCTTTTCCCGCAACTTGGAATACGCCTCAACAACCTTGGATTTCCTTTGTGGTTGGACTGCCAACCTGGACTTTATGTCAGACACGGACCTTTTGCTTTCCGGTTCCTCGCTGTTGACCTTCTTCCACGCCTCGATGACCTTCTTGACGTGTTCTATGTCCTTTGGCGATGCGTCTGCAACCGTCCATTCCTTCTCTTCCTCTTCCTTGGCATCCCAACCATACTTGTCTTGGTAGTGCAACCTTCCCCTGTTTCCAATCTTGTCCTTCAACTCCATTATCAACTTCTCCAACTTCTCGCGTTGCACCAAAAGACTTTGCTTGTATTGGTTCTTCCTCAGATTGAACGCCACCTTGTTGCACTTCTTGCGGAACTCCATGAATTCCTCTTCGGACCCAAACCCCATTTCAGAATAGGTCTTGTTTCCGGCGTTGGCGGCGTACCAATCGTGCAGCAAGATTATTTCGCGTATGCTGGCGGACGCAATAGCGGTAAACGAGAAGTCGTGGCGGAGGGTATGGCTTGAATCCCATATTTGCTCCTCCGTGTCGGCCATTTTCTGCGCGAAGTTATGTACAAGCCTGCGCACCTTTATGGTTGCGTCGGAGCACATGGTCTGCATCTTCTTCAACTGGTTCAATTCATATCCAAGGTTGTACATGTAGTTGCGCCACTTCTCCGTCTTGCGGATGAGTCCATTCAAATGGCCCGTCTGGATTCTTTCAAGGCTTCCAACGGGATGTTCCTCTTCTTCCTCTTCTTCGCGTTTTGCCATTGCAGACCTTGGAGTTGCCTAATCGGCAAGATGATCGTTATAGCCAACCCACATGCTTCCTGAAGTTGAATCGGTGAGGGCATCTTTCATGTCATCTAGTTCATCCTTTCTTCCCCCCTGCTCCTGTTGAACCTTGTCGCCGTCAACCTAGTAGTCCTTGAATTCCTTGTTGTCAAGCCGTTCCTCAAACTTCTCCTTCCTTCCCTGGAAATTCGCCAATGCAGTATTCAGCGCGGCTGCCTATTCGTCGGTCAACGCATTGGGATCTGCGTCTATTATGTCACTTATTTGCCTGTTTATTTCCTTGACATCAACATCGCGTATTTCGTCTATGCGTTCCTGTATTTCCTTGATTGAACCTATTATGTTCTTGTTCAACTCCAATTTCACGGAACTTATCTTCTGACCAAGGGCGAGCTTTTGATCTATCTGGTTGTTCAACAAGTTGTTGTACTCTGCAACCAAGGCGTTCAATATTTCCTGCTTCTCGTCCTTTATTCCAATCAACTGCGCTTCCCTTGTCTTGAGTTCATCGTACTCGGCAAGCAAGTCGTAGTATTTCATCACAAGCTCCATCAAGGGCTTGTTCTTCGTGAACTCCTGAAACATGCGTTGAATAGCCAATGTCTCCTTGGTGAAGCACTCCGAAATCTGAACTTCCTTCTGCCTTACGTTGCGGTTCAACTGCTCCAACGCAAGTTCCATTCCCTCCAACCTGTTTTTGAATTGAAGATAATGGCGAACTTGTTTCAAGTCATAGTTTGGAATCCTCTGCCTGAAAATGGAATAATGCGACGAAGTTGTGGATTTCACCATGGGGACTTCATCGACAATTGTGGGACTCCATTTCCCGGTGCTCCTGCTTGGTCGGTCCAACGCCAATATGTTTCCATTTTCGGAATCAAATTGGCAGAAGTCCTCCTTGCATACGCAAAGTATGGTGTTTCTGTTGGACGCGGCTATCAACGCCATGTCAAGTTTACCGTCAGACCTGCGCTTGAACTGTCCATCCTTGTCCATCCTAGCCACGATATAGCCGTACTTTGACCCGAACTTGCGCTGAACCTTCACCAAATACTCGCCAGTGTGGTTCTTGTCCTTGTCTGGGTCAACCAAGGCAAAGGTGGAAATGGCGTTTATATTGTACTTCTTGAGTTGCTTCAGGTACTTTATGTGCTTTTCATCGTAGTACGCCCTTGAAGTCACTGGACGGAAATCAACGTGCGTGTTTGGAATCAAGGCGATTTCCGTAGTGAAATCATTTGAATTGGTGAATGGGACATACAAGTTGTCAACATAAAACCCGGACTTCTTCGTGCCGGTGGAGTTGAATCCCTTTTTGAAGATGAGATTGAAAAACCTCAAAAGGACATTGGACATCCTCACTCCTTGGTACATCACCTCTTGCGTCCTTTTCTGTTGGTATTCAACACTGCCATTGTGAATGACCTTGCTCCAATCCGGCGCAAGGTTTGCAAGTTGTGGACGGAAGTTCTTGTTCAGCAAGAACCTTTCATACTCATGCCTTGAATACGCCTTGTGTTCCTTGTATGTGTATATGGAATCGTTTGACACGGACGAACTGTCCAATTTTATGATGTCCAAAGCCACGGCGTCACGCACGGTTGGATTGTCATACGAAATGCCATACTTGGACAGAATGTCCCTCGGAGTTTCGTCGGAATAGTTCATTCTCCACGCATCCGAATCAAACAAGTCCTGAAAAACCTTTTTGATGTTGTTCTCGCCAGAGTCTGGAAGCGACTTGTCCAGTTCGGGCGTCTTGCAGACATACTTCGTCGATGAATCAACTATCTTGGTTCTGTTGTGTCCTTGGCTCATGTCAAAAACGCCTCCTTGCCATCAATCAATGTCTCCGAAGATGCAATCGTCAACCAACTCGTCCAAGTGGCTTCCGCTTTCACAAACTTCCTTGACAAGCCCACGTCTCTTGTTGGAAATGCAATCCTCTTCAAACACGTCATTGAACGGGTCAGTTGATTCATTTGCCTGTTCTTTCTTGTTGTCACCCGGTTCGGGCTTCTTCTCCTGTTGGTTGTCGCCCTTTTCGCCGGAATTTACACTGTCCTTGCTGGAATCCTGTTTCTTGCTCCCTTCGCCGATTCCAACTTCTTCTTCCAAACGGTCAACACGTTGCAGTAGAGACATTAGGCTTTGCATCTACTTTTCGTCAATGTTCACGTTAGCACCCCCCGCTGCATTGCCGCCAGCCTTTCCTGCACCTGAACTACCATTGCCTGAACCGCCATTGCCCGAAGCTCCATTTCCCGAACCACCTGCGGCTCCTTTGCCTCCAGCACCTCCTTTGCCGACGGCGCCTTTTCCATCACCGCCAGCGCCACCCTCTAGATCTTTCTTACCTTCTTCACC